TGGGCATAAAAGACTCTTTTTATTGCCAATAACACTGGCTGTATGCACTGGACCAAATACTGTTATAGTCGATGTCTTCAACCCGTATCCATCCCAATTGTTGGTCCAACGCTCCTTTTTGCCATGCGTCCAACACGGCCATGACGCCGTTGCCGGTGGTGCGTTGTATGGCAGTGGCACCAGGCACACTTTCGATGCGCTTGCTGTATTGCTGGATGTGCAGATGTTCGCCTATGTAGCCCGTTACATTGATCAAGATGTACACAGAGTCATGATCAGTCTGTGGCACGGACCGATTGAAAATGTCAACAAAGTGCCGGAAATTTTTAGCCAATCCTAGATCATCTTTCAAGAATTTCATCATGGACCAGTGTCCAGGATAGCGCAGTGTTTTATAATCAACCGATTGCGCTCGGCCTTCCCAGGTATCCGCCAAGCTGCCCAATCCACCACTGGTGGTCGCGGCCTCCAGCAGTTGCCCCTCCAGATTTACTTGCTCCAGTTCTTCCAATGAATCAAGCAGTACCCGTTGATGCTTGCGTATAGCAGGACAAGGATGGATGTATTCGTTGATTAAACCTTCAGTATTCCAAGTCCGGTAGTAGCCCATATGATTGTTGGCGCTCTTGGGCAAAGCACCCACACGGATCTGAATTTGCTCTACATGGTTAAAACCATTGGCAATGTTGTTGGCAATTACACTGACCATGCCTGGAGCAAGTCCACACTGGGTCACGAATCTTGCATTATTGAGAGTCTTTACAAAGTTCGTGACATCAACGCTTTCAGTGAGATCAAAATAATCAACACTATGCTCGTTGCAGATTTCGGCGATCTGCTTGTTCAGAAAGAACGGAGTTGATGCCAACACACCATTAGCCTGTTTGATAATGTCCGTGAGCACTTTGCGCTGGCTAAAATCATGCCCGTTGGTTAGGTCATATCCGGCCACAGAGAAAGCAGGATCTTGTCCTAAAATATTCTGGACATAGGACCCAATATGACCCAATCCAAGCACAGCCAGTTTTTTCATTCCATTGTTGCTTAATTTTTGTTTTTGGTTACAACTAAGATTTCTTCAACAGCTTCAAGGTCGCTTTGGTCCTTGTCAAAGTCGCCTTTGAAGGCTTTGGTTATGGCTTTATTAAGCACAGCAGCCTTGATGTCCATTTCTTCAGCAATGGCGGCTACGGTTTCTTTAAGTCCAACATTAAGGTCATCAACCTCACGCTTGACTTGGACCCCTTCTTGGATCACTTTAGTTAATTTGGCAACTTGTTCAGGTGTAAAACTCATTTGAATCTCCTATGGACGATGAGAAATAAAACTACCTAATAAGTATAACAGCATTATATAACCAAGTCAAGTTGAATTTCGTTCAATATCGGTTTCTTCGCATTTGGCACCAAATTGTATTTCAATTAACTTACAAGGACCACTATAAGGATTTGTTAATTGGTGCCATTCTCCAACATGTATTTCCATAGTATCGTGTAGGTTCAAGGTCCTGGTAGGAACTGAATATCCGCTGGGCAATGTAGTATAAACATCGCACCTGCCTTCAACCACAAACCAATATTCTCTTCGATGTTGATGTCTTTGGAGGCTGAGTTTTTTATTTGGCTCAATCAACATCTCTTTAACTTTGGTGGCCGATCCTACAGTTGGGTGGTCGTAGAGTACTCGATATTCGCCCCAGGGCCGAGATGTTTTTGGTTGTTTCCAATCTCGTAAAATCCAACTACTGCTGTTCTTTTTATTGGTACCACCAACTCCAAATACAAACTCCACATCGTTAATTCGCATTTCGGGGATGTTCTCGGCATTTCGATCGCCGCCATTGGCAAATATGATATGGTCATTGGGATAGTGCGCTCGCACCTGTTCAATAAAATGACAAGCACTGCCGTCCGAGTCATCAAATGTATAGACTTCGTCAACCATAGCAAGGTTGTTGATCACACACAATCTTTCATTCCATGGCATGAATGCGTGACCTTTTTTACGCTCCAGCCACTCATCGCTGTTGAGTCCTACAATTAGTTTATCGCCTAAAGCACGAGCTGCTTTAAAATAGGCAATATGTCCGCTGTGGCACGGATCATATCCACCGGAGCATAGCACGATTTTCATTAGCATATTTTCCTTAGAGTCTAAGACCTATGAGGCATTGTTATGCAAGTACTTAAACAAAGTTCCTTGCAAGTGAGTGTCTTTAAGGTTTTCAAAAATTCTTTTATTTTCAAATGCAATCAAACTCAGTTGACCATAGGTCAAGCCGCGAGTTATTGGATCTAAATTACAAAGACGTTGTATTTCATCTACAATAGCATTTAAACGATCTCTGTGATTTTTAATTTCATCATAGTGTTCATTCAACACTCCGGCAAAGGTCTTAAATCCTAGCTCTTTAAGTTTCTTTAAGAAGCCAGCAGGTCCTACAATGATAAAAGGATGACTGTGTGCGATAGCGTTAAAGGTTTTTTCACTGATAAAAATCTCACCTTGATTCCAAGTAGTTTCAGTAATAACACTTAGAATAGTTCTTTCGTAATGATCTGTGACCAATGGGCCATTGGTAGTAACATCATATTCGTCAATGACCAGGGGCTTGTCTAAAAACTCTAAAAAATATTTTCGGTCGGTGTCTGACAAATTTGTATCTTTAGCCAACACATCAATTGGTGACAACTTGAATCCGTTGTAAAATTCGCCTTCTGGTACAAAGCTAACTAGACCTTGCTGGTCAAGACCTTTTCTTCTTAGTTCAGACACCAATTGACAACGGTGGCTACGCAGTACTCGATTGTAATTTAAAAACCACTTATCTTTTTTGGCATAATCATGCATTACATTTATTTCATTTGTATGGACCCATTCATTAATACTCATAAAGCTCAAATGATTTTTATAAGGATTAATTATGGTGTTTAATGTCTGTGCTTGATCAAATGACAGCAGTTCATTGGCGTAGATATATTGATCGTCAGTGACTTCGGGCCAAAATTTACGCAATTGGTTACGGAATATGATACCATGTGCAATAATACCTTCATGCTGAGTAATAAAGATAATACGATCTGTAGGATTTAATGTAACCTTGGCTTTGAGTTTTTCAATCATAGGCTGTGCATGTTCTGCAAAATTTACTTCATCGATCTTGGCTTGTGCAATGTATATGGACGGTTTACTAGGATCTAGCTCAAAACTAAAGGTGTCATTGATCTTTCTAAAAATGCTGCCACAATGTACAGGACTCAGTAATGCTCCGTTAATCTTGGGTTTGTTAAATTTAGGATTGCCATAATGTATAACGCGGCAATCGGGTATAGCCTTTACACTACGCCAAGGATCAACCACAATGCTGCCTGGATGAAACTTAAAGTAAAATTCATTGCCAACGACTTCAACGCCAGTGCCGGCATAAGTCACCGTTGGATTGTGTGCCAATAATATTACTGCTGGTCCCGGCGGCGCCGCGGTATCACCGGTCAATGGATCATAGTAGCTTACTGGTACACCTATATGTTTAACATAATGGCCAATCAACAAGCTGTAACTACCAGTCTCATAAGGTACATAAGGCTTGTAGGCCTTACCATGAATGACCACTGGCAAGTTGTGTTTTTGGGCCAAACCTGTTAGTCGACGAGCTAGGTTTAATGCCTGTGCATCTCTACTACCCATAATGGCCTGAAATAAATCATAGCCTAGGTCTAGTTCCTGTGATAACCAACGCAGGGCAATGTTGTCTCTGGGATGACAGGCTCCAGCATCGCCCATACCTGCTGTGAGATATTTGGGCCCGGTGATGCGCTGAGTTGCTGCTTTGAGTGCATCAGTGACCACATCTACATTGATGTTGCCATTCTTTTCAGCCACATCCTGTATCATGTTAACTAGACTAATTTTGGCACTGATAAATGTATTGTAAAAAATCTTAATGGCTTCGGCTTCGTCCCAGGTGCCTACATTGATCCTTGGAGTGTTCTTCATTAGAGGCTGATAAAAATCAATGAGTTCTTGTGCATCACCAGTGACGGTTCCATCGCCAGTGCCGATGATAATACATTCTGGATTGACCATATCCCACTTAACCGAACCCATGGCAATGAGATAAGGGTTATACACAAACCTGCCACGAATAAGATGAGGTAACAAATGAGTTCTAGTAGTACCCGGCAGCACTGTGCTGATCAACACAACCAGTTGATCATCTGTAACAACTTGATTCAGCTTGCCCAATACATCAATTACAATACCGTAATCAAAGTTTGTTGGCGGCAATTGTGTCATTGGAGCATCTCCACCAAAGGCAGGATGATGTGGAGTAGGTACAGCTACAAATATAATGCCACGATCTTGTACAGCTTC